CAGAATTAGACCTTTTTCCTGATGGTCAGACAACTTACGGCTTAAGAGTTACAAATGATGGGGCTAGTGGTCTAAGGTTACAAGCACTCGGGGGAAGTTTTGATTGGAATGGAGAGAACTTTACAAACTTAGGAACAGGACATGACGCTTTTAGTGATTTTGTTGCAAACGAGCACATTGACTGGACTTCGGCAACAAGTGGACTCTCAACAACAAGCACAGGACACTTCGGTGGAAACCTAGACACAGACGGAGATTTTACAGCTGATGGAGAACTCAAAGGGGCAAGGCAACTTATTCAATATGGAAGTGCTGCAAATATCAATGCAACATCTTATCTTAGAACAGCAGGAAATACCGCTTGTGATGTTGACTTAGGAAACAAGATGATGAGGGCAGGCAGTGTTGTTGGCTTTTCTTATGTCTTTGATGTAACCGGAGTTACAAATAATGGGAATTTTGATATTGAAATAATTAAAACAAACACTTCGGGAAGTGAGACAATTCTTCTAAGCACTACGGTGACTATTCCCGAATTCGGGATTAATATTTATGAAGGCTACACAACTCAGGCAAGAGGCGTTGACACTTTTGCAGCAGGAGATTTAATAACTGCCCACATAACTTATAACTCGGGAACTTACACTATTGGACGTAGCTTTGTTCTCGTCGATATACAGGTGAATTCATAATGGCAACACAAGAAGAATTAAATAGACTTTTTGCAAGAGTTATCCTCGCAGACACAACAAGGTCAGACTCTTTAACAGAAGAAGAACGAGACACTTTAAGAAATATAAGATAATCGAAACATTTAAATAGTAGTTATAACTAGTTATAACATGGTAAAACCAACACTAACAATAAGGATTACCCAAAAAAGTCTTAGGGCTTTTAGGCAATTCCTACCAGCTAATAAGGGAGAGACTATTATAGATTATTTTGATAGACTCGGCTCTTGGCTAAAAGAAATGGATGAGAGAGACAGGGAGGCTCACGGGTTATAAGATGGAGAAATTTAGAGAAGGCATTTTAATTGGAATAGCCCTAGGGATTCTTTTAAGGTCTATTATGCAGTTTTTTATGGGGGGATGTAATTATGGATAGAGAAGAACTAGCCCAAAAGATTTTGTTCCTCACAGGTCAAAAGCAAATAGGTGCTGACAGGGGGGATGAAGAATGAGCTTAGAATATTGTCGTAAGTGCGATAAGATGATTGACTTAGATTATGAAGAATGCTATTGTGAACATTTTATTGATGAGAAGGAGGTAAGTGATTAACATGGAATTTATAACCGGAATAATAGAAACGAAGGTAAGCCAAGACGGACAAGGCCAAAAAGGCCCCTGGACTAAACACACCATAGAAATACAAGGACATAAGTATTCAACTTTTAATGGCGAGGTCTTAAAAGAAGTAAATACTGGTGACGCTGTAAAGATTGGCTATGAGATGAATGGGCAGTTTAGGAACATTAAAGCTTGCATGAAGATAAGTGCAGATGAGATAAAAGAAGCTCCACAGCCAAAAACAATGTCAAGAGCAACTCCACGAAATAGTGCAGAGATTGGAGCTACTGAACTTATAAGATATTCTGTTAAGCTAATGGAAGCAGGGGCAACTAAGGACTTTGGTGCAGCCTGTCAGGACATTTGGGTAGAATATTCTAAATTCAAAACATTACTAGAAAACTAAACAAAACAATTTATTTTTTTTTTATTTTTTAAAATTAAACAAACAACAACAGAAGAAGATTTAGAAGATGGGAATTGATTGGGCACAGCAAGTAAGGGATGTTAAACAGGTAATTCTAGATAGCATTAGAAAGGCAACTAGGGCTGAGAGGCCTGTTATTTCTGAAAAGCTAGAAGCTGTTGTTTACAATGAGTTTAATATTTCTCCTAAACGGACAAGGCTTATTATTTCCTCTTTAGTAAATCAAGACTTAATATTTTTCTCAAAAGATGGTGGTTTATGGGCTGTTTAAGGCCTAAAACTAGAAGACCCAAGAGGTGTAGTATTTGTAATAGAATGCTTAGGATTCAAAATAAACTATTTCTTTGTAGAACTTGTAGAGTAAAAGAATATTGGCTATGTCGAAAGGCGCAAACACACATACCTTAATTCTTAAGTATTAATTATTAATTTTTGAGAATTTTGGCATATACCCTTAAGGCAAATGCTTTTCTGTCTAGTAAACATTCCCTAGCTGGCGAATTTTGCTAGCACCACTTTGCCTGTTTAGAGCCGATAATAGACAACCCTGTTAAGCTAGTCAGCTTGGAGGGTGTGTGTCTACCGCGAGGGCAAGCTTGTCTACCGCGAGTGGATTTATTTTTTGCACAAGAAAAAGTTAACTGTTCTTGTCTTCGCGCAGCCCTCAACTAAAAAACTTCTGCGCGCCTGTCCAAGAGATTAACTGATCTTGTCTTGCCTCTCCTAAGTCTAGGAGCCAATAAGATGATAGTGTCCTAGTTAATAAATAATTATAGACTGGAGTGTATGCTTTAGAGCCTCTCTAGAGCTAATATTTGGGCTTTTCAGCCCCCTTACCAATTCATACCAATTCATACCAATTCATACCCATTCAACAATATTTAAATATCTCTTAGTCTTTGTAAATCGAAGCCTCGATTTACAATATCCCTCGTTCTAAATAGTTGAATGGAGTTCCACAGGAAACTGAAATACCTACCCCTATTTCCTATGGAAAATCCTAGATTTCCACAGGAAATCGGAATACCTACCTTCATTTCCTATGGAAACTACTAATCGTTTAAAATCGTTTAACCGAATAACTCCGACGTTAGGGGGGGAGGGAAAGGGAGGGGGGGTCATCCCCTAGAAATTTTTTTAGAAAAATATATATAGTAGAGTATATATTTTTGATAGTGAGGGGGTTACCTTCTCTCCCCCTCATACCCGACAAATGACAAGAAGAAGAAAAATTACAAAAGAGCATTTAGAGTGGAGAAAAGAAATTCTAGCTAGGTTCGATAATAAATGTGCTATTCACCCTTGCGACAAAACAAAATACCTTAACGCCCATCATCTAGTCCCTCAAGAATTCAAAGAATTTCAAAGATGCCTAAACAATGGAATAGCCCTTTGTCCAAGCCATCACGAACTAGGAAAATTCAGTGCTCATAGAAATCCCATTTGGTTTTGTAAATGGCTTTCTAAAAATCATCCCGAGCTTTACTGGATAGCAATAGACAGATTAAAAAAGTTAGATAGCTCTATCTAAATATGAAGTATGACAAATGGCAACAAGAAGTCCTCAATACGACAGGAGACATCCTAGCCAATACTGGCAGACAAGTTGGAAAGACGACTATTTTTTCTCACAAAATCGCCAAATATATGCTAGACAACTCGAACAAACAAGTGATTGTGGTCTCCCTAACAGAAGACCAAGCCCAATTGATTATCATTATGGTCTTAGAATATTTAGAGAAGAACTACAAAAACTTAATTCAGAAAGGCAAAAACAAACCCACTAAAAGCAGAATCTGGCTAAAAAACAATTCAAGAGTAATAAGCAGGCCTGTTGGAAACACAGGTGATGCAGTAAGGGGTTTCACAGGAGATGTCTTATACATTGATGAAGCAAGTGGCATGCCAGAGCTCATGTGGAAAGCTGCAATGCCAACATTAATGACAACAGCAGGTCAAATCTGGATGTCAAGCACCCCTAGAGGAAAATTCATTAATAACACAAATGAAAAAAACTTCTTTTACAAATGTTGGGAGAATTTAGACGGAAAATGGAATATATTTAATATAACAAGTCAAAAAGCAATAGAAGATAGGGACATAAATGATGAATGGACTAAAGAAAAACAAGAAAAAGCCTTAAAGTTCCTCGATAATCAAAAAATGATTCTCTCAGAAATGGAATATCGCCAAGAATATTGTGCTGAGTTCCTAGATGACAATAGACAATGGTTCGAAGATGAATTAATCATTAATTGCATGACAGAAGAAAGACCCGGCACCATAAAACCCGACAGAACTTATTATTTAGGTGTAGATGTTGCAAGAATGGGAGAAGATGAGTCCACTTTTGAAATATTTGAAGAAAGAAACAACCACTTATATCAAGTCGAAAACCAAATCACAACAAAAACCACTCTACCCCAAACCTTCAACCACATAAAGGAATTACACCGCCTTTATGCTTTTTCTAAAATCTTCATAGATAGTGTTGGGATTGGGGTAGGGGTTTTTGATTGGCTCATGCAAGACGATGATTTAAAGCACGTAACAGAGGCAATTGACAACTCAAAACAGATAATTGACACGGACGGAAAAACAAGAAAGCTACAAAAGACCCTAAAATACTCACATTTCAAGATGTTAATGCAAACAGGAAGACTCCACCTTCTAAACGACCCAAAAGTCTTCCAATCTTTTAAATCAGTCCAGTTTGCATACACAAATGACTCATTAGGGACAAGACACCTAAAGATTTTCGGAAATTACACACATATTGCAGAAGGAGCAACAAATGCAGGCTGGGGAATGAAAACGAAAGGTTTAAGTCTTTTTGTT